AAAATATTACTTTTGATATTAAAGATGTTGCAAACTTTGTTAATGAAGGATATCCAGATATCAGAAAGGTAATTAACTTATGTCAACAGCATTCAGTAAACGGAGAACTAACACCTGATAAATCTATTTCATCTAGAAAAGCATATACTTTACAATGTATTGATATATTAAAGAATGAAACCAGTCCAAAAGAATGCTTTACTAAAATAAGACAATTAATCGCAGATTCTAAGATAAGAGACTTTGCTGATTTATTTAGAATATTATATGATGAGATAGATGTTTATGGAACGGGTCATATTGGCCCTGTTATTATGATAATAGCAGAATATCAGTATAAAGACACTTTCTCAGTTAATAAAGATATCAACGCTGCGGCGATGTTCGCAGCTCTTATAGGAACTATTAAAAAATAAAAACAAACCTTTAAAAACAAATAAATAAAATGAGAGAAGAATTAGGACAAGAACTAGTAGAAGTAGCTGTACCATCACCAAAAGATGAGTACAGACCATCAGACAAAGAAGCACTTCGTGAATATGAAGTTAGAATTAGATTCTTAAGTAGAGGATGTGTTGTAAGTGTAGGATGCCAGGAAATTGCATTTGAATCAGTAGAAACAGCTATGACTGCGATCAATGCGTATGTTGCAAATCCTTATGATGAACAAAAAAGATGGAGAAAAATACTAGGATAATGAGTGGAGATGTAAAATTTGAAGGCACCCCAGAAGAATGGGGTGCTTTAGTAAAACAAAACAAAATAAATTGGATTGCTAAGGTTTGTCATCAAGCTAATAAAGCATGGTGTGAATCAGAAGGAGATAATTCTCAAAAAGATTGGATTGAAGCTGAACAATGGCAACGAGATTCGGCAATTAATGGTGTTAAGTTTAGAATTAGTAATCCAAATGGTGGACATGATGCTTCACATAATTCTTGGATGAAAGAAAAAGTAGAGACAGGATGGGTTTTTGGTGAATTAAAAGATACTGAAAAGAAAACCCACCCTTGCATTGTGCCATTTGACCAATTACCTAAATTCCAGCAAAAGAAAGATGCTTTGTTCTGTGCTATCGTGGATGCTTTAAAATAAAATTATATGGCAATGGATTTATCGCAGCTCGGCAAAAGCGGAGCAACAGCAAACGTAGGAGGAGTTGAAATTGATTACTTGAAACAACCTGCTTTAGAATGTGAAGAAGTATATGAAGATGGAGAAGTGTGTGGTAATCATACCTTCTTACCTGTATATATCTTTAAAAAAATATCTGCAGTTCTTGCGCCTACCGGTAAAGAAGAACTTATACCAATGGAAACCTATAGATGTTCTGCTTGTGGGTCAATACCTAAAATATTCCCTCAATAATGTCAGAAGAAGTAATTAAGGCAGTATCTGTTTTCGATTTAGTTAAGATCATGACCTCAACCGAAAGGAAATGGTCTGATCTTAACGACGCGGAAAAGAAAGCAACAGAACCATTTATGATAATCATGATTCTGTCAATGCATCCTGATTTATTAGAGATAGTAAATGAATTTCAAAGATATGCTATATCGTCTGATTTAAAGCCTAAAGAAGTTTATTCATTCTTTAATGATATTTTACCAAAGCGGTCTTATTATAGTCCTTGGGTTAAAGGTAAGAATGAAAATGCTTATAGCAGTGTATTAATAGATGTTATAAGTGCTGAATATGAATGTTCAAAGTCTCAAGCTTATGAGTATTTAGATTTATTAACAGGCATTAATAATATAGATGCTATCATTAAGATAGTAAGTAAATATGGATATACCGAATCAGAGATAGAGGCTATTCTTTTAAATAAATCATTACCAAAACCAAAAGCGCCTAAGAAGGTAGCATCTAAAAAGAAAAAATAACACAATGCAATCAAAAAAACACAGCATACTTGAAAGTATATCTAACGTAACAGTAGGATTCTTAACTACTTTAATTTTCAGTCCATTTATATATTCTTTATGTGGTATGACATATACCTGGACTCAATTAGGTAGTGTAACAATAATCTTTACCATAATATCAATATTAAGATCTTATATTATAAGAAGATTCTTCAATCATAAACACAAATAACAAATAAAAAGGTTGTTTATTTGAAATAAATCTCTTATATTTAAGTATGAATAAAGAATTTATACCCTACGAACAAGCATTAGCTTTAAAAGAATTAGGTTTTGATGAGCCTTGTTTTGCAAAATATAAATCAGACAAATTATTATTAAATATCAAGTGGAATAATATATGGTGTGAAAATATAAATGAATTTGAAATTTATGCACCAACATACTCACAAGCTTTTAGATGGTTTAGAGAGAAGTATGGTTTACATATGTCAATAAATGTAAAAGATGGTATTTGGTATTTTGAAAGGTTTAGTATAAATGGATTTAAAACCTATGAAGAAGCAGAACTTGCTTGTCTTAAAAAATTAATTGAAATAGTAAATGAAAGAAAAGGCGCCTAAAATAGAAATAACTATCCCTAAAATTAAAAAGGAGTATGTATTTTCTGACAATGAAAGTACTGACACTTGGATATACAATGATAAAGGTCTTTTAGAAGTAAAGATTGATTGGGATAAAAAATTACTTAAATCAATTCAAGATGAAATACTTTATCAAGAATCATTACCAAAATCAAAACGAAAGTATTTGAATCCGGAAAATGGTAAGTTTGTTGGATATGCCCGAGCTAGAGATTTAGGATTTTTTGAAGATTAAATAAATAAAGTATATGAGTGCAGAAATATTAAGAACGGAATTTAAATTGACATTCTCACAAGAAAATGATTGTATGGAAAGTAGTGACTTAGGTCAATTCTTAAATATATACACTGAAAATGGAGGTGGTGGTGATTATTTTGTTATGGATACAGAAAGATGGGCATTTGAGAATATTGATGACCTAATCGAAACCTTAAATCAATTTAAAGAAAAATACGATAAACTAAATAAATAATATGAATAAAACAATGAAAATTGTAGATATATCTCTACATCTTATAATGATACTAACATGTATCTTATCTTTAATATTTACACCTTTTAATTCTTGGATAGTGAATACTTTAATATGGGTAGGAATATCTTTATTAAAAGCATTAACTATTTCTAAGTTAGAAGATGAGATTGAAGAAATATCAAAATTCTAATATGGCTGATATTAACAAAGAACAAGTAAATCACCCTTCGCATTACGGCGGGGGTGATAATACTTACGAAGTAATTAAAGTAATCGAAGCATGGGACTTAGACTTTCATCTAGGAAATACGGTCAAGTATATTTCACGAGCAGGAAAGAAAGATCAAAATAAAGAACATCAAGATCTTAAAAAAGCTTTATGGTATTTAGAACGCAAAATTAATAACTTAGAAACTAATAAATAAAATGGAAGAAATATATGGATTTGTCTTTTGGCACAATTATTTAAATTCAACATGGTATGCAATACCTAGAGACCAGTATAGTACCTTTTTTGGCGGTAATGCTAATGCAGAAGGAGTATTAAAATCGGGAGATATTAAAACTCTAATTTCTATTATAGAAAATCTTTAAACCTTTAATTGTTTTATAGTATGATGTAATATTTATAATAAAGCATTATACTATGAACTTTAAAGACTGGATAATAGATTTGTTTAAAGACGAGAGAAGATCAACCTCGGTAAAGCCCGTAATAGCAATTATAGGGGCTTTATTTTTATGTATAACGATGGCTATTAATTCAGTCTCCCATGCTCAATTTCATCCTAATAAAGATTTAATAGATGCAGTAGTGTTAATTACCGCCCTAGCCTTAGGAGGTGATACTATGGATAAGTTTAGTTCATTTACTAAGAAAAAAGAGGAAGACCTTCCTAAATAATTTTCTTTTTAATTAAGATTTTAGAGAAGAATAATTCGAAGCTTAAGCTAAATGCTGAATGTAATAATAATAAATTACCTGCTATATTAACAAATATAGATTCCGTTACTATAACTGGATTATAGAACACTATAGCTAACGTAAATGCGGTAATCATAAGCATTTTAGCTAAGTGCCATGCATCTGTTAAAAATACTAAGAATGTTTTAGATCCGAAGAACTTAGGCCCTAAATTTGGATTATTATCCTTATACTTGTTCACCCAAGATTCTTGAGGGTTGAAAAACGTAGATAGTTTAGTATACTTACTAAAGATAGATGTTTTGTATCTAAAAGAAAGAACATCCATTGTGGCATTAAATGCCCCTGCTAAAAATAATAAAAATAATGTAATCATATCTATAAATATCTTAGGAAATATGAAATTAATTCTTTATAATTAAGAATGACAATCATAAATAAGATCTTAAAAACAACAGAATCATTAAATATAAATGATACGACAAAAAAGAAAATATCCTTTAGTCAATATTCCAAATGGGCCAATTGCCCTAGAAGTTGGAAGCTTTCATATATAGATAAAATAAAAATATCAAGACCCTCTATATCATTAGTATTTGGAACTTCTTTCCACGAAACTCTACAGCATTTTTTATCGGTATTGTATAACGATTCTGTAAAGAAAGCAAATCAAATTAATCTTCATGATATGTTGAAAGAACAAATGATGAATAACTATGCAGTAGATTTATCAAATAATAATGGAGTTCATTTTGCTACTAAAGCTCAATTATTAGAACATTGGAATGATGGCTGCGAAATATTAGATTATATAGTTAAACATAGAGTAGAATACTTCTCAACTAAAGGAATGGAATTAGTAGGTATTGAATTACCATTATTAGTTCAAGCTTCAGATAAAAATGAAAATGTATCATATCTTGGATATTTAGATTTAGTAATGTATGATAAAGATTTAGATAAGATTATTATATATGATATCAAAACATCTACAAAAGGATGGACAGATAAAGAAAAGAAAGATAAAGTCAAAACGTCCCAAGTAATCCTATATAAAAAATACTTCTCTAAACTATTAGATTTCCCGGAAGATAAAATTAAAGTTGTATTTTGGATAGTAAGACGTAAATTATGGGAGAATCCTGATAATCCTTATATCAAAACAAAACGTATTCAAGAATTCATACCTACCGCAGGAACCAAGACAGTTAAAGATGTTGGAAGATCTATAGATACTTTTATATCAGAGTGTTTTAATGATGATGGAAGTTATAATACCGAAGCACAATATCCTGCTATATCTGGAGTAGAAAATATAAATTGTAAGTGGTGTGACTTTAAATCTCATGAAGGATGCCAATTAAGTGAACGTAAAACAACAAACTTATTTAAATAAAGGTTTGGTATTTTAAATATTTTTTTATATATTAATGATATGATAGAGAAGCCTAAAATTTTAAAAATAGGAATTGCTGGAGATATAATTTATGAAAATGCAAGAAAAATTAAAGAAACGTTATTTCAGTTAAAGAACAGCCTTAAAGGACAAGAATTTATAATATATTCATTAGGAAGTATACATGGAGCAGATAAATACATTAAAAAATATTGCTTAGAGCTTAATATTACTTATAAAGAATTTACACCATTATTTCTTCCAGTAACATTATATTCTGTATTTCCGGCAGAGATGCATAATCAAAGATGGCATCCAGCAATAGCAGATAGGCACATAAGAAACTTCTTGAAAACCTGCAAAAAATTCATTATATTTATTAATAAAGATGAAGTATCAAGTAAGTTTAATATAAAGTTAATTAAGTCTCAAACTACAAAACTAAAATCACCAATAGTATTTATTAATGAAGGTTAAAAAAAGGACCGGTTTTAAATATTAAGACGATAATTATATAAAATAAGTTATGACAAACACCAAGAAACCAAAAATTCTCTTCTTGTGCGATGACCCTAGATTTAGTTGGTAGTTTTTACGACGATCCGAGATATTTATATTAAAGATATCATGGATTCCACTATACATACTATAACAGGCAGTATTTATATTCCTTGCGTTATTTGCGGGATTAAAATGAAGAATCGTATTAACGGCTCACATCTTAAAAAACACTTATTAACGATTCAAGAATACTTAATACAATATCCTGCAGCAGAAACAGGCTCATACAGTACATCAAATTTCAAATGTGCTATTTGTAATGAAGTAGTAAATAATAACTCTTCTATCAAATCAAAACATATTAATGGTCATGGATATACAATAGATGAATATAATATTAAATATACTAAAATAGAATGCGGTTGCGGCTGTGGTAATATAGCAGAATATTCATATTCTAGACATAAATATAATAAGTTCGTTACTGGGCACGATTATAAATCTTGGAATTCAGGATTGACAATGGATACAAACGATTCCTTAAAAAAAATATCTGAAGCTAGAAAGAAAACTAAAGGAACGTATACTAATAAACAAAAAAAGGAAATTTCCGAAAGATCTAAACTATATTGGAAAGCCCATCCAGAGTCTAAAATATTAATGGTGTCTAAGATTAAAAATACTATGTTAGAGAAGTATGGTGTAGATAATTTTAGTAAACATTCATCATTTCTTGAGAAATTTAAAAAAACATCGCAAGACCGGTATGGTGTAGATTATCCTAATCAAAACTCTGAAATATATGAAAAATCTTGCAAGAGTCGCAAATACTTTAAAGATTATATACTGCCATCAGGAAAAAAGATAAGAATACAAGGATATGAAGGTTATGCAATAGATATATTATTAACTATATATCATGAAAATGATATATTAACAAAAAAATCTGATATGCCTGAAGTATGGTATGAATTTGAAAATAAAAGACGTAGATATTATCCAGATATTTATATACCTTCACAAAATTTAATAATTGAGGTTAAATCTACTTTTACATACAAATTAGAGACTCTACAAATACATTCCAAATTAAATGCTTTAAAAGAAATGGGATTTGATGCAAATATTTGGATTATCGATAAAAAAATATTATATTCGATTATAAATTAATAAATAAAATAAGTTATATATGTTAAATGATTTAAACCAAGATAGTCGTCACTTGGAGAAGAAGAAGATTCTTTTCTTATGTGACGACCCGTGACAAGATTTAGTTCAGGTATTGCCACGATGGCCAGAGAAGTTATCCTAGGCACCTGCCACGTATTTGATTACGTTGTTATAGGAGGCGCCTTAACCCATCCCGAAGAAGGACAAATTATCGATCTTTCAGAATCTATTAAAACAGATACGGGTAAGATTGCAAATGTAAAATTATATCCAGTATCAGGATATGGAACACCAGATTTAGTAAGACATTTAATTACTGCAGAAAATCCTGATTGCATTCTTCATTTTACCGATCCTAGATATTGGATATGGTTATATAATATGGAAAATGAAATACGTCAGCGCATTCCTATTACGTATTTAAATATTTGGGATTGTCCGCCACCACCAATGTATAATAAACCATACTATCAATCATGTGATTTATTAATGAATATATCTAAACAAACTTATGGTATTGTTCATAAAGTATTAGATGGTTGCAATTATGAAGATTGGCAAATTACCTATGTTCCGCACGGTATAAACGAATCTCATTTCTTTCCAATATCAAAAGACTCGGAAGGATATAAAAGCGTCTTAGACTTAAGGAAATCATTCTTAACGGGTAAGAAAAACAAAGATGTTATTCCTGAATTCGTATTTTTATATAATTCAAGAAACATAAGAAGAAAACAAACAGCGGATATTATATTAGCATATAAAACATTCTGTGATAAGTTACCTAAAGAAAAGGCTGCTAAATGTGTATTAGTTCTTCATACTCAACCAATAGATGAAAATGGAACTAACTTAATTGAAGTTAAAGATGTTCTTTGCCCCGATTATAATGTTAGCTTTACAAACAGAGCCTTTAATGTTCATGAAATGAATACTTTATATAATGCATCTGATGTATTAATAAATATTTCAAGTAATGAAGGATGGGGATTATCAGCAACGGAAGCTATGATGTCAGGTATATGTACTATCGTTAATATGACAGGTGGTCTTCAGGATCAAGTTGGATTAATGAAAGATGATGGTACTTTATTAACAGCAGATGATTATAAAGAAAAGGATTGGCATTCAAACCATGATGGAAGATATACTAAATGGGGCAATTGGTCAAAACCAATTATTCCAAGCAATCGTTCTATTCAAGGCTCTGTACCTACTCCTTATATCTTTGATGATAGAGTTAAGTTTGAAGATGTAGCAGAGGCTATGTTTGAATGGTATAATACTCCAGAAGAAACTAGAATCCAATATGGATTAGAAGCTCGTCAATATTTAATAGATAATAAAATGAGCGCAATAGGTATGTGTGAGAATGTTATTACAGATATCACTACCTGCTTAGAAAATTTCGAACCTAAAGAAAGATTTACTCTTTTAAAGCTTACAAAATAAATTAACCAAATAAATAAAAATAAATATGTTTCACAGAATCATTAATTGGATTACGAATCCATTCAAAAAAGAAGAAGAAAAAATCACATTACCAAATGTAGCACCTTTATCAAAAGAAGTAAAAAATAAACTTATATCTGATTTAATTGAGGTAGCAAAGGAGTTTAAAGAAAAGAAAGAAGTAGAGTTAGATACATTACCTTTAACAAGAGTATCAAATGAAACTAAAGAAAAGATTGCTACTTTAGTAAAGGAAGATTTTAAATCAAAGAATACTTTAAACGTTGAGCATGAAGTGGTAATTACAGAATCTGCTCCTAAAAAGAAAAAGCGTTACTACAAAAAGAAAAAAGCAACAGATTCATCTAAATAATCTATAAATCAGTTATGACATCAAATAAAAAGACTATCGTGCTGCAGGCGCCAATCTCTACCTGTAGTGGCTACGGTGCCAGAAGTAGGGATATTGCGAAAGCATTAATAGAGAATGAAAACTATGATGTTACGATTATCCCTACTAGATGGGGTGATACACCTCAAAATTTCTTGAATGATAAAGATCCTTTGCATCAAGAAATACTTAAACGATTTGCAGCCCCTAATCAACAAATACCTCAACCTGATACCTTTATTCAGATTACAGTTCCTAATGAATTTCAAAAAGTCGGAACGCGCAAATCTATTGGTATTACAGCAGGTATGGAAACTACATTAGTAGATGCAGCTTGGATAGAAGGAAATAATCGTATGGATATGGTTCTTTGTTCTTCAAAACATTCAACAGAAGTAATGAAATCTAGTAAGTATGATAAAATGGATCAGAACACTAAACAAAAGGTTGGAGAATTAATTTCTGAAAAAGAGATTGACATTTTATTTGAAGGAATAGATTTTAATATCTATAAGAAGATAGAAACCATTAATTTTAATGTAAATGCTTTTATTTCGCAGATACCAGAAACATTCTGCTTTTTAGTTGTTGGGCATTGGCTTCAAGGACAAATGTGGGAAGACAGAAAAAATATGGGAGGTACTATATATACTTTCTTAAATGCTTTTAAAGGTAAGAAGAATGTACCTGCATTGATACTTAAAATTAGTTGTGGCTCATATTCTGAAATAGATCGTCAAGAAATTCAAAAGCGCGTTAATCAAATTAAAAAGATGTTTGATGACGAAGGAATAAGAATACCTAATATTTACTTATTACATGGTGATTTAACGGATGAAGAAATGAATTCATTATATAATCATCCAAAGGTAAAAGCTATGGTGTCTATGACTAAAGGAGAAGGATTTGGAAGACCGTTAGCAGAATTTGCAGTTACAGGAAAACCAATTATTGTTTCTCAATATTCAGGTCATATGGATTTTCTTCCTAATGAAATGGTTATGTATGTTCCAGGTGAAATGAGACCAGTTCATGCATCAGCAGTTATTCCTAATTTAATATTAGCAGAATCGCAATGGTTTATGCCTAACCCAGCAATCGTTGAAAGATATTTAATTGATACTTTTGAAAATTATAAAGTAAAATTGGAATCATCTCGTAAGCTAACTAAATACTTAAAAGATAATTTTTCTTTTGATAAGATGAAAGAAAATCTTTATAATTATATCGATGCTCCCGTTAAGGTAATAGCACCGAAGCCACAAATGCAACAATTGAAGTTACCTCAAATCAAAAAAATTGAGCTACCCAAATTAAAGAAAATAGATTAATATGATAAAACCAAACTTAACAGAAACCATTCCTTGCCCTTGCAAAAATGGCGGTAATGCATTTAAAGACTCATTCGATAGAATCGAAGTTTCTTTATGCAGTACTTGTGGATTAATGACTACTTCTCAATATCAAGAAGATTCAGAACAAGTATTAAAGATTAAAGAATTATGTCCTCCCGAAATAATGCTTATAAGTATATTGGATGATAATAACTTTAGATGGTTTCCATCGGTAATACCTTATTCAAAGAAGGGTGTTATTTATGCAGAGCCTAAAGGTAAGAATCAATTTAATTGGTATGTAGCTCCAGTAGTTAAAGTAGCGGAAGCAGAAGGTTATTTATATATTAATCCTGCTACTAATACTCCTTATGAAAGACGTATTGCGCAAGAACAAGCTATTATATTTGATAAGAATGAATTTATAAAAGCATTGGAGTTATCAGAAATAGATGAAGCTAAAGATTTATTAAACCGAATTAACCAAATATTTAATAATTAATATTATGAATGAATCACAATTTATACAATGGCTTAAGGGCTATTTAGATGGAAGAAAAGTATCTGCAGGAGAAAACACCTTATCTTTTGAGTTAGCTACGATCAAACATAATTTAAGTATGGTATATACAGATCCTAACCCTAAATATAATATTGAGTCTAGAGATACAAACGGGTATAAAATCTATGTTGATGGTATTGATGGCCGAACAACAAACTCATCTAATACAGTAAATAAAACAATACTAAAAGGGTAATGATAAAACTTAAAAGCTTACTTAAAGAAGCTAAACCAGAAACCCATGAATATGGATGTGTAATGTTATATTTTACCTTTCCAGAAATAAATACTATTCATCATCTTATTGATCAAAACGATATCTATACTGATGATAATGATCCTTCTTATGGATTAGAAGATGAACCTCATATAACATTATTATATGGATTACATCCTGAAGTAACGGTAGATCAAGTAAAGCACGTATTAGATGGACATGTTTATTCTACTTGTAATATATTTAATGCTTCCGTATTTAATAACGAAAAATATGATGTTTTAAAGTTTGATGTAAGGGGTGAAGGATTAAATGATACTAATACAGCATTAAAGGCATATCCTTATACAAGTAATTTTCCTGATTATCATCCTCATCTTACAATTGGATATCTTAAAAAAGGAACGGCTCAAAAATATGCTGATAAGATTAATAACATAATGCCCAAAGGATATCAGTTAGTTCCTAAGTATGCAGTATATTCTGAATCAGAAGGAACGAAAAATCAATTACCAATACATACAAATCAATAAATGAATAAAGATAATAATACAACACCAGAGACTATATATGTAGTTCAAGCATCGTCTGGAGAATGGGATTCATATCACGAATGGGTGGTAGGAGTATTTGATAACCTTAGAATGGCAAATACTTTAAAAAATACTTTAGATGCAAAAGCCGAAAAAATAAAATCTGAATGCCCGATCAAATATTCGGCTAATTTGACTACATCTCAAGTTATGTCTGAAGAAGATGAAAAAATATATTGGGACTACTATGCTTTACATCAAACCGAAATGGATTGGTGTGGAGTACGTATAGAAGAATGTTATTTAAATATACCAATAGAATACTAAATGAATATATCATATTGCATAACAGTGTGCGACGAGCATGAAGAATTAGATTTATTATTAAATCATATGTTACCTTTATTAGAGGAAGAAGATGAAATTATAATACTTAGAGACATAACAAAAACTAATAGCAAGGTTACTAAGGTAATACTTAAACATACACCATTATTTGGCGATCGTATACGAACTATCGAAACTTCACTTAATAAAGACTTTGCGGCATTTAAAAACAATTTTATAGACGCTGCAAATGGCGAGTATATATTTCAAATTGATGCTGATGAAGTACCTAATGAATTCTTAATAGAAAATATAAAACCAATTCTTAATATTAATAGAGATATAGATGTATTTTATATTCCTAGAGTTAATAAAGTAACTGACATTACTCAAGAGCATATTCAAAAATGGGGTTGGAGATTTGATGAGAAAGAAAGAATAAATTATCCTGATCCTCAAATGCGTTTATTTAAAACAAATAAAGGAATCAAGTGGAAGAATAAAGTTCATGAAGTATTAGATGGTTATGAAACTATGACTACGCTTCCTTGGGAGGAGCATGAAGACTTTTGCCTTTATCATATTAAATCGATTACAAAACAAGAAAAACAAAATAAATTTTACGAGACAATATGAATAAAACATTAATCACAGGAGGAAGTGGAATGGTAGGAAAATCTTTAATAAAGTATTTACCTAACGCTATTTATATATCTTCTAAAGATTATGATTTAACATCAGAAGAACAAATAATCCAAATGTTTAATCATATTAAACCAACAAATGTACTTCACCTAGCAGCAAAAGTAGGAGGAATAATACATAATATAAAATATCCAGCAGAATATTTTGAAGATAACATTTTAATGAATAGTTTATTACTTAAACATTCCTATTTAAATAATGTAGATAGATTTATAGGAATATTAAGTACATGTGCCTACCCAGATGTAGTAAAAAATTACCCAATACTAGAAAAAGATCTACATATAGGTCCACCATCACCAACTAATTTTTCATATGGATATGCTAAACGGGTATTAGCAGTTCAAATAGATTCTTATAATCAACAGTATAAAACTAAATACCAGTATTTAATACCTTGTAATTTATATGGAGAATTTGATAAAATGGGTGATAATAGTCATTTTATAGCAGCATTAATTAAAAAAATACATAATGCTAAAATTAATAATGAAAAAGAAATATTTTTATTTGGAGATGGAAGTCCTTTAAGACAATGTATGCACTCAGATGATTTAGCTTATGTTATAAATTATTGTTTAGAAAATAACATTTATGATAATATGAATGTGTCTGTAAATACTAATTTATCAATATTAGAAATAGCTAAAATTGCTCTTAAAGCTTGTAAAGCTGAGAATATAAAAATAAAATTTGATACAACAAAACCAAATGGACAATACAGAAAAGACGTATCTGTTGATTTATTAAAAGAAAAAATTCCATCATTTAATCCTATCAATTTATATGATGGAATTGAAAAAACATATAATTACTTAATTAAAAATAATAAATTATGATAAATTTAGTTCAAGACACTATAGATAATAAGGATATAAACCAATTAATTAAATGGTTAAAAACATATCCTAGACTTACTAAAGGTCCATTAACACCTCAATTTGAAGAAAAATTTGCAAAATGGATAGGAAGCAAATATTCAGTATTTGTAAATTCAGGATCTTCAGCTAATTTATTAATGTTATATGCTTTAATAATATCTAATAAACTGAAAAATAAAAAAATAGTTGTACCTTCATTATCATGGGCGACAGATTTAGCTCCTGTAATTCAATTAGGATTAGAACCAATATTAGTAGATTGTAATTTAGATAATTTATCTGTTGATACTAAACATTTAGAAGAAATATTTGCTAATGAAAGTCCTTCATGTTTAATATTAGTATCAGTTTTAGGACTTAGCCCAGATATGGATAAAATAGTTAAATTATGTGATAAATACAATGTTATTCTATTAGAAGATAATTGTGAGTCTCAAGGTACTAAATATAAAAATATTAAATTAGGTAATTTTGGATTAATGTCTTCATTTTCAACATATTTTGGTCATATAATGAGCACTGTTGAAGGTGGAATTATTACTACTAATGATAAAGACATATATGATACTTTAATACAATTACGAAGTCATGGTTGGGATAGAGATTTAAATAAAGAAAAACAAACACAACTAAGAAATGAATGGAATGTAGATGAATTCTCAGCATTATATACATTTTATATCCCTGGTTTTAATTTACGTCCAACAGATATAAACTCATTTTTTGGAATAAATCAATTAAATAAAGTTGATAAATTAATAAAAAAACGAAATAGTAATTTTAAATTGTTTAAAAAATTATTAAAAGATAAAGTTTGGTTTCCTAAAGAAACAAATAACACATACACATCAAGTTTTTGTATTCCTATAATAATGAACAGTTCATTAGAAAAAGAACAATTAATAAAGATACTAACAAAAAATAATATAGAATGTAGACCATTAATTTCAGGTTCTATGGGTAATCAACCATTTTATAAAAAAATATATGGCATTAAAAAATTACCTAATTGTTCTATCATAGATGATAGAGGAATATACATTCCTAACCATCCAAAATTAAGTAATGAACAAATTGAATTTATGTGTAGTCTTATAATTAACTTAACAAATGAAAGTAAAAGCAATTCATTTTGATATAGAACAATATTTACATTCTTGTAAAGATATTGATTTTTCATTATTCTTAGAAACTATTCCTGAAACTCAAGACGAATTATCTTCTATTAATATAATTTCTATTCATGAACCAAATGAATATTTTGGTAAACATGATTGGATTATTCAAAATAAAAATTTATTTGATGTTATATTAACTTGGAATGATAAAATATTGAATACATGTGAGAATGCCATTTATTTACCATTTGGTCATACTTGGTTTAAACCTGATCAATATAAAAAAAATCATAAAAAAGAATTTAAGGTAGCTCATTTAAGAGGAAATTTACTTAAATCATATGGGCACCAAATTCGTTGGGAAATCTTAGATAGAAAAGATGAAATTAAAATACCTACTAAATTTTTTGATGTATATGGTGATAGACATAATATTGAAAGAGCTAGAATAGATAAAGAAGAAGTTTTTGGAGATTCAATGTTTGGAATAGCCATAGAAAATTTTTCACATAGGGGATTTTTTACAGAAAAAATATTAGATTGTTTTTTATTAAAAACCATTCCTATTTATTGGGGATGTTCTAATATAGATACATTTTTTAATAAAGATGGTATTATTAAATTTGATAATGTGGATGATTTTATTTATATTTCTAATAAATTAACAGAAGAGGATTATTTTTCAAGAAAAGATATAATCGAATGTAATTATCAATTAGCTCTTGAATATGTTAATTATGAACAAAATATAGTAAATAAAATCACCGAAATTTTTAAATTAAATGACCTTATATGAAAGAAATCTTAGAATTAGTAGAAAATTATATTAAAGAAAAGCATTCCAATAAAAAATGGGAAGCAGGAAAAGATTGGGTTCAATATGCAGGCCCATACTTTGATTCACAAGAATATGTAGCTGCTGTAAAGTCTTTATTAGGAGAATGGTTAGTATTAGGTGCTGATGCGATTAAGTTTGAAACTAAATTTCCAAAGCTATTTGGTAAAGAATATGGTTTATTAACTAATAGCGGGTCAAGTGCTAACTTATTAATGATGTTAGCTCTTACATCTAAAAGAGGATTAAATCTTCCAAAAGGAACTAAAGTAATTACTCCTATCGCAGGATTTCCGACTACTATTAATCCAATATTTCAAGTAGGATTTACTCCTGTATTTGTTGATATTGAATTAGATACTTTAAACTTAGATTTAAATGGAGTTGAAAAGGCATGTATTGAAAATCCAGATGCTAAGATTATTACTTTTGCCCATGTATTAGGTAATCCGCCTGATATGACACGATTAATGGAAATAGTAGAAAAGTATAACTTAATCTTATTAGAGGATTGTTGCGATGCTTTAGGATCTACTTACGAAGGTAAACCATTAGGATCATATGGAATGTTATCAAGTTGCTCATTTTATCCCGCACACCATATGACTTTAGGCGAAGGAGGATTTGTAGCTTGTAATGATGAAGCAACAGAAAGAATCATTAGAAGTTTTAGAGAATGGGGAAGAGGATGTTATTGTGTAGGTAAGCAAAATTTATTAGAGTGCGGAACATGTAATAATAGATTTAGTAACTGGCTACCTTCATTGCCAAATGATATATTTGATCATAAATATACTTACGAAGAAATTGGATATAATTTAAAGCCAATCGAAATGCAAGCTGCTATTGGCTTAGTTCAAATGGAAAAGTTAAAAGAGATTGGCGAAAAAAGAAGAGAAAATTATAAGAATTTATTTGAAGCTTTTAGTAAATATGAGAAATACTTTCATTTACATAAAGCTCAACCAGGCGCTGACGTTGATTGGTTTGCATTTCCAGTTACTTTAAAAGATTCTGCCCCATTTAAACGATCAGACATCTGTCAATTCTTTGAAGCTAATAAAGTGCAAACCCGTCCATACTTCGCAGGTAATATAATGCTGCAACCTGCTTATTCCGGTATAATGGATCCAGAGAAAGTAATTAATGATTATCCTGTTGCTAGAAAAGTAACTACCGATACATTTTTCTTAGGCACGTCACCAGTGATTGATAAATTAAAAACAGATTATATTGAAAGTATATTAGATAAGTTTATTAATACATTATGATAATTAATAAACGAGCTTTAATTATAGGTATAACTGGTATGGTTGGCAGTCATTTAGCGGATTTTTTATTAGCTAAAGGCTATCAAGTATATGGTACAACAAGAAGTGATATAAAGGATGTAAATCTAAATAATATAAATAATATTAAAGATAAGATTACTTTAATTAAAGTAGATATAAATAACCAAACTGATATAAATTCAGCAATTGAAATAAGTAATCCAGATGAAATTTATAATTTTGGAGGTATTTCATTTTCACCAAATAGTTGGATATCTCCAGAGTATACTGCTAGTGTAAATGGATTAGGTCCATTGCGAGTATTAGAAGGAATTAAAACTTATAATACGAATATTAAACTTTATCAAGCTAATAGCAGTGAGATATATGGTAACTTATCAAATATTATTGTTGACGAGTGTACTATTCCAAATCCAAAGACTCCTTATGGTATTGCAAAGCTATATGCTAAATGGATGATAGATCATTACAGAAAGAACCATAACATTTTTGCTTGCAATGGAATAACATTTAATCATGAATCTGAAAGAAGAGGATTACAATTCGTAACCAGAAAAATAACAAGAGGCGTAGCAGACATTTATCTAGGAAATATATCTTCAATTGAACTTGGAAATTTAGATATCTCTAGAGATTGGGGCTATACTCCAGACTATGTAGAAGCAATGTGGTTAATGCTTCAACACAATAAGCCAGATGATTATATTATATGCACTGGCCAAATGAATACTTTAAAAGATTTTTTAAGAATAGCATTTGAAAATATAGGAATTACGGATTTTTCTTCTTATATTAAAGTAAATCAAGATTTTATACGTAACAATGATATAAATCTTCTTCAAGGTAATCCCAATAAAATAAAAAAGGAATTAGGGTGGGCATCGACAACAAATTTAGATACTTTAATTAGAAAAATGGTTATTAACGATATTAAAATTTAAAATAATGATAGTAAATTTAGGAAAACATTATGTATCTGATTTTATTCAGTCAGATGCAGATTATGAAGGTAAAGAAAAATATAGTTTAGATTTAGAATTAGATCCTATAGTCGGAGCAGCTAAATTAACTATAATGCCCCCGGCTAATACAATGTGGGGTAAGTATTGGTACAGGTCTGGTATTAATGATACTATGACTAAAGAATTAGGTAATATTGTAAATGAAATTACGTCTAGAGTTAAATGGAATGATAATGATATTTGGTTAGATATTGCTTGTAATGATGGGACATTATTATCTCAAGTACCTAATAACTTTGTGAAATTAGGAATTGATCCGTGCGACGATTCATATTTTGAGCAATCAAGTAAACAAGGAACAATCGTTCAAGATTATTTTTCATATGATGCTTATGAAAAAACAGGATATGGTGATAAAAAAGCAAAAGTAATCACGACCATTGCAATGTTCTATGATCTAATAGATCCGCATCCATTTATCAATGATGTATGTAAAGTATTAGATGATAATGGTATTTGGGTATTGCAATTATCATATACACCTTTAATGATAAAACAACTAGCTTTTGATAATATTTGTCACGAGCATGCATATTATCATTCACTTAATTCATTTAAGAAATTATTTGAACAACATAATCTTAAAATTGTAGATTGCAGCTTAAATGATGTTAATGGTGGTAGTTTTAGAGTATATGTACAAAAGAATGAAGCTTTAATTACTTCATTTGGAACTTCCCCGTTACGAGATGTTTGTAATTTTAGAGTTAATTCTTTATTGGAATATGAAAATACTAACTTAGATATTAGCAATGCAGATGTCTGGAAAAAGTTTATGTCTGATATTGAAGCATTAAAAGACCAAACAGTAACCTTTATTAAAAAAGAAAAAGCCAAAGGAAAAATAATCTGTGGATATGGTGCTTCTACTAAAGGAAATACATTACTTCAGTGGTTTGGATTAAATAATACATTAATTGATGCGATTGCTGAAAGATCACCTTATAAGTTTGGATTAAAGACAATTGGAACTAATATTCCTATTTTATCAGAAAAAGATGTAAGAGCTATGAACCCGGATTATATGTTAGTTCTTCCTTGGCATTTTATTAATGAGTTTATAGAAAGAGAAAATGAGTTTTTAACTAAAGGTGGTAAGTTTATCGTGCCTTGCCCTAAATTTGAAATAATACAAAAATAATGAAAATATATTTTATTAATAGTAAAACAAAAAATTGCGGAGTCTATCAATATGGACTTAGAATTTGGGATATAATAAAAGAATCAAAATTAGATATCAGTTATCATGAAATAGAAACATTAGAAGAGTTCTATAAACTAGATCTTAATAATGTTGATATTTTATTTTTTAATTGGATTGAAGGCGGACAAACAGGCCCATTTGGCTGGTACCAAAATTCAGTCGTTTTAGATATAAAAGAAAATTATAATCATATTAAAACAATAACCATAATGCATACTCCAGATTTATGGACTGCTACATTTAATTATTATATTGATCAAAATCCTCTTAATAATGGATTTATAAGGCCATTATATAAATATGACTTAAATAAACCCAAACCACAACATGATATTACTCATATTGGGTCTTTTGGATTTGCTGGCGATCATAAAGGATTTGATGATCTTGTAAAATTAGTAAATGACCAATATGAGGAAGCTCAAATTAATTTACATATTACTAGAGCCCATTACGGAGATGTCGACGGTATTCATCAACAAAGAATTATAGATAAAATAAATGCAATTCCTTTAAAGCCAGGAATTAAATTAAATATTACTACGAATTTTATTAATAATGATGAATTATTAGATTTTGTTTATAATAACGATATTATTATTTTAGCTTATAGATTAGGTAGAGACCCATCAAGCTTACCTGATTATCCAATATCAGCAAATATTCCTATAGCAATAACAAATGTAGGAATGTTTAGTCATATTTATAATGAGAATATTGATATTGCTTTACATACTATACCTGAAATATTAGAATATAATAAAACATACAATTATATAGGTAAATTAAGAGAAGAATGGTCTAGAGAAAATTTACTTGAAACGTTTGAAAGTTTAGTAATAATGATACATAATTCAATTGAAGATAAAACATACGCTCAAGTATGTCAGGATCAATTTGCATTAACATTAATTGGTAAAAATGGTTATTTTCTAGATTTAGGAGCAGGGTGGGATCATTCAGGTATAAATAGTAATACTGTATTATTAGAAGAAAATGACTGGAGTGGTATTTGTATAGAAGGCCATGGCCCATCCCATGCCTTAAGATTAGAAAAAGCTAAACAAGCTCTTGTGTTAAATGTTTTTATTCCTGATACGCAAATAATAGATATACTTAAAAATAATAATGCTCCTAAAATAATTGATTATATATCAGTAGATATTGATCCAATGTCAATGATTGCATTAAATAATTTTCCGTTTGATGAATATGAGTTTAAAGTAATGACATTTGAACATGATTCATATAGAAATGGCCCAGAACAAAAAAATCAATCACATTCTTTATTAACTGAAAAAGGTTATATATGTTTATGTAATGACATTCAAGTACCTGAAGGTATGGGTGAGACTAATTATTTTGAAGATTGGTGGATTAATCCAAAATATTTTTCGGAAGAATTTATATCTAATAATACCTTTAATCAAAAATCTGGAAAATATATTATAGAAAACATTAAAAAATAATATGGATACAATTGGAAATTTAATTGATAAATTAACAATAGCTAATATTCGTATCTGGATGGCAGAAGATATTAAGCGCGATAAGAATGCGACAGATAAACAAATTGCAGATGCAACGAAAGTAACTAATGTCGTAAATGGATTAAGGACTGATTTAATTCAAGAGATTGATGAGTCATTAAACGAAATGGTAAGTACTGGTAAATTACAAAAATTATATAAACAAGGATCAACAAAAATGTATGGTAAATAATTTTATAATGTCTGGTAAATTGGGAGATTTTTTACATGCAATGTTTGCAGTAAAACAAATCTGCTTAACCAATAATATCAAAGCAAATATATACATGTATGATATTGGGTGGGAGTTTGGTATACATAATACACATGCAGAGCTATCTCCTATATTTTTACAACAAGATTATGTACAGTCATTTAATATACTTACAGATTATGAATTAGATCCAATTCAAAGACCAGATCAAAATACTCCGATACGAATACATAATAAACAAATTTTAGAAGAGGGATATATTGATTTAGGATCTTATATAAGATCTCCATGGTTATATAAAGTATGTTGGTCTGAGTTATATAGTAAAACATTTAACTTTGAAATTCAACAACCATATAATTGGATTACATATAATAAAATCATTCCAGAATTATCAAATAAAATTTTAATTCAAAGAAAATATAATCCATACGTATCTAATAATAATTTTCCATATAATGATATTATTAATCATTATGGAAAAGAAAATATATTATTTATATCATCTGCTGAAAAAGATTATAATGAATTTCCATATAAAGATGGTATTGGTTTCTTGAAGGTAACTACTTTAGATGATTGGTTTACGTGTATTAATTCATGTAAAGAAATAATAGCAAATCTTTCTGCACCTGCCGTAATGTCTCATGCATTAGATAAACAAAGAATAATCGAATTATCTAATATACCAGATGCTATGCATTGTATTGGAGAAGAAAAATATTCATCTAAAGTTCGTTGGTTTATTAATCATGATTTACACACTATAATATGAAACCAATTATAATATATACGTACGACTTTGATATGGGCATAGGCGGTATTAAAGTAATGCATAAACTATGTCATTTATTAAATGAATTTGGATATGAAAGTTATTTAATGCCTATTCATATACGTGATGAGTTTTTAACATACTATGATAATACGCCAATTATTACTGAAGACCTATTAAATGATATTGAAAATTGTATTGTAATATATCCAGAAGGAGTAAAATATAATCCATTAAACTCAAAACATGTAGTTAGATGGATATTAGGGCCACCTAGAGAAGAAGATATTATTACGTATAGTAAAGATGATATGATACTTTGGTATATGGATTATTATTATTTAGACCATGTAGGTCAAAGAGACAATCAATTATTTATTACTGAATTCCATGAAGATATATTCTTAAATCAAAATCAAACTAGATCAGGATCATCTTATTGTATACGTAAATGTAAAGACCCTAAATTTATACATCCAGAAGATTCTATTTTTATTCCATATCATGGCGGTGGAGATTTAGTAGGATTAGCAAATCTATATAATCAAACAGAAAAATTTTATTGTTATGATAATTATACTTTCTTATATGTTCAAGCAGCAATGTGTGGGTGTGTAAGTATAGTAGTTCCAGATGGTACCAAAACTAAAGAAGAATGGTTAATTGGCTCTAGATTAAACCAATATGGTATAGCTTATGGAGAAAATGATATTCCAAGAGCAATTGAAACATTACCATTACTTTATAAAGAAATAGAAAAAATTAATTTGGAAATACAAGACCAAATTATTATATTCATAAATAAATGCAAAGATAAATTTAAATGAAAGTAGTATATATAACAGGATGTTTAGGATTTATAGGATCTTATCTTACAAGAAAATGTTTAGAATTGGGCTGGTATGTTAAAGGTGTTGATAAAATGACCTATGCAGCTAATAAAACTTTACTAGACGAATTTAAATCATATGATAATTTTTCTTTTGTTCATTGCGATATTAATGATTTAAAATTTTTATATGACTGCGATTATGTAATTAATACAGCCGCCGAAACCCATGTCGGTAATTCTATATCAAATTCTGATGAGTTTGTTTCTTCGAATGTTAATGGTGTACATAATTTATTAGAGTTAATTAGAAACCATCGCGGTGAACATAGCGAAAAGCCAATATTTATTCATTTTAGTACTGATGAAGTATATGGAGATATAGATAATGGAGCTCATATAGAAGAAGATTTATTAAAACCAAGTAACCCATATTCGGCAACAAAGGCAGCAGCTGATATGCTTGTGTTAGCTTGGGCAAGAACATATAATCTTCCTTATATAATTGTCCGTCCTACAAATAACTATGGAATTGGACAATATGTAGAAAAACTAATACCTAAGTCTTGTAAATATTTAAAGTTAGATAAAAGTATTCCATTACATAATAATGGTGATCCAATTCGAAACTGGTTACATGCTAAAGATACCGCAGAAGCTGTTATAACAATTATTAATTCTAATGTTAAAAATGAAATTTATAATATTTGTGGTGGGTTTGAACAAAGTAATAAAGTAACAACAGAAAAAATAATTAAAGAATATTTTGGAAATACACCTTATTCTTCTTATATTAATACTAACTATAAAAGACAAGGCCAAGATGTAAGATATGCTTTAGATGATTCTAAACTAAGATCATTAGGATGGGAACCTAAAGCAGTATTTGATAAAGAATTAAAAGATATTGTAGAATATTATAAAAATAAATTTATATGGTAAATATACGTGTTGCAGATTATGTTGTTCAATTTTTAGAAAGCAAAGGCATTAAGCATGCTTTCACTGTTACTGGTGGAGGTGCTATGTTTTTAAATGATGCATTTGCCTTATCTAAAAAAATAAAAGGTATTTTTAACCACCATGAACAGGCCTGTGCAATGGCTGCAGTTGGATATTCTAAGATTACTAATGAAGTGGCTGTTGTTGTTCCTACAACCGGGTGTGGCGGAACAAATACAATTACCGGTATACTTGATGCTTGGCAAGACAGCAATAAAGTTTTTGTAGTTTCAGGTAATGTTAATAAAAAAGAAACGACTTATTGTTCTAATATACCTTTGCGTAAGTTTGGTGTGCAAGAAGCTAATATTGTAGAAATAGTTAAACCAATTACTAAGTATGCTATAATGGTAACAGAT